GAAGCCCGCCGTTGGCGGGCTTCTTGCGATAGGCGAAGAATCTCCGGGTGCCAAATTCGATATTTTTCGTGCGGCTGTACCGAAAATCTCCGCGCATCTTCCGCAAGGTGGCCGTTTTCTGGAGAAACGAGTCGGAGACTGCGTTCGATTGCACTGCGTGACCGATTTGCCAGTCGAACCGTGCCGTAAGCTCGTAGTGGTAGCGTCAAGCATGCGGATGATAACAAATCGGGTGTCCGATCCTAGCTGTAGCTAGTAGAACGCTTACAGTTATAGTCGAGGGCCACATTTGCCTCGCTTTCTCTCAATTGTCATCGACAAGTCAGTACTTCAGGGGCTCGCCCCACGTGAAGCTAAATGGATGTTCCACCACCTGCGGGTAAATTTGCCCCCGGTGTTTTTCGCTGAAGTCATTGGAGACTTGCGAAAGGAGAAAGGATTTAGCACGGGATCCGCAGAGGGCGATGTCAAGATGCTCTCGAGCAAAGTGGAATCTGCATTTGTCGACCTAAACATCGACTCCCGGATGCTGGTCCTTAATGAGCTTCGCGGCGCACGATTCGATATGGACGGTCGACCCGTACTCGAGTCTGAGCCAGTCCGAATGCCAGATGGCAAATACGGCATGTTCATCGACCAGACTCCCATGCAGCGCGTTTTGCATCGGTGGAAGGAAGGCAGCTTTCAGGCCATGGAGCGCGAATTCGCTCAAGTATGGCGGGACCGCTTGGCCAGCATTAATCTTGAGAAGATTGTGCGGCTCACCAAGCCTCTTCGAAATAAGCAAATAACAACGGCAGTTGACGTACGTCGCGTCGTCGATGAACTACTCTTCAATCCGGATCGGAATTTCGAAAATCTGTCTACATGGATTGATATCATCGGTGTCACGGCGTCGTGGAAGCGAGCGACCCTCGAGAATTGGAAGGCGGCCGGTCGGCCCCCGGCGGTTAAGTTCGCGCCGTATACCGCGCATATTGCGAAGGTTCGGTATTTTTTTTATATCGGAGTCGCACATCAAGTGATCACAACGCGATCGTCGAATCAAATTGATATGGAATATTTCGACTACTTGCCATTCGCCCGTATATTCTCGAGTAACGACAAGCTGCACGCGAAAATGTTCCCAGTCCTCAGCGAGTCCTGGCAGATATTCATGCCCTTCGGCGACTTAAAGAGCGCTTTGTGCGAGCTGGCGGACCACTATGATACGATGATGCCGGAGCAGAAACGTCATGGCACTATGACGTATGCTGACTACCCACCAATTGAAATGGATAATGCTATTACTCGAGCTTATGACAGGTTCATGCCTGATTGGCGCGTTGGTGCCAATGAGCCGCAGCCGCCCCGTGATGCCGCAGAAGACGCGCGCATCATGGAGCACCTGAAACCGATGATAGACGCGATTGAAAAGCACAAGAAAAAGCGTGACAGGCTGTAATGCGAACGTCTCCAAAGTGCCGTTACGGTGCCGTCGGACGATGTTCCACAATTGACCTTACGCGCTCGCCGCAGCTATAACTTCTCGCCGTTGGTCGGGCCATGAGAGCGGCAGCGTACGAGTGAATTCCTTGAAACGAATGCCGGGAATCTGATCACCTTCGAGAATTTCCTTTGTGATATCGGGCGCGAGAAACGCCATCCGAATGCTGTAACGAACAATTTTCGGGTTTACACCGACGGATTGCGCCAGCGACACAATCGTCTTGTGTGTTCCATCCAGTAATAATCTGGTCCAAACATGCGCGCGGACGATGGCCTGAATCAATTGAGGGTTAGGTGCCGTGGCTGAGGCGTCGTCGGATCCTTCGATGCGTGGACGTTCGCGCTTTTTGGGTGTTGACCACGGAAGCTCGATCGCTGGCCGTGTGCTATCTGCGGTCGGCTTAAGCGTGATTGTCACTGTCTTGCTGCCGACCACGATGCGACTCACATTGTGGTCGATGAGGTTTTGCGGCGTGGGCGCGTCGTCATCAATGGCCGTATCGACGCGAAGTCGAAGTGCCTTCAAAACGGCAGCGTCAAGATCGACGCCCGAGACCCGAGTAATAGAGCCAGCGTCAGACTTTCTACCTTTAAGAATGGCAGAGCTGACGTAGAATGAATACCGGACGCCGCGTTTGACAGTAAAGCTCGGGCTCATCCGGTTGCCTCGGTCGTCGAATATTAAGCCAGCAAGAAGCGCATTGTTTTGCTGTCGGCGCCCGGTTCGCCCAAGCGAATTGGCCTTGAGAAGCTGCTGGACCTGCTCGAAGATTTCACGGTCTACAATCGCTTCGTGCTCGCCGGTGAACCATGTTCCCTTATGTCCCGTTTCTCCGAGATAGGTTCGGTTTTTCAGGAGATAGGCGAGGGGGCCGTAGGTGAACGGTACACCACCTGACATCTTGAGCTTGATCTCGCGCGTGTTTGTGACGACACCCTTCTGATTAAGTTCGTCGATCATCTTCTGGAATGATCTGAGCATCAGATATCGGCTGAAAATCATGCGTACGGTTTTGGCGTTATTCTGGTCGACGACGAGCTTCTTGTCTTTGCTGACATAACCAAGCGGGACGCTGCCGCCGGTCCATTTGCCCTTCTTGCGTGAAGCCGCGACCTTGTCGCGGACACGTTCGGAGGACAATTCTCGTTCGAACTGGGCAAATGACAATAGGACATTGAGCGTCAGCCGCCCCATCGACGTCGTTGTGTTGAACTGCTGGGTGACGGCCACGAAGGAAATCTTTTTTGCATCGAAAGCCTCGACCAGCTTTGCAAAATCGGCGAGCGAGCGGGTGAGACGATCAATCTTGTAGACCACGACGACGTCGATCAGTTCCGCATCGATATCTTTGAGTAGGCGTTGCAGAGCAGGTTGGTTCATATTGCCGCCGGAATAGGCTGGATCATCGTAACGTTTCGGGAGCGCCCGCCAGCCTTCATGCGTTTGCGACTTGATATATGCCTCGCAAGCCTCGCGCTGAGCATCGAGTGAGTTAAACTCAAGCTCAAGTCCATGCTCGGTCGATTTGCGGGTGTAGATTGCGCAGCGCAGTTCTTTGCCCGATTTGGTTGTCATCGGTGCTACTCCTTGTCGGTTCGTAGCCCGAAGAACCTTGGGCCGTTCCAGCGCGTCCCCGTGATCATGCGAGCGATTTCGGACAAGCTGCCATAAGACTTACTTTCGAAGGCGAAACCCTCCGCCAGAACTGTGATGCGATGGCTTTTTCCTTTCCAATCCCGAACTAGGACGGCGCCGGGTTTGATCCGTCGTGGGACAACGATCTTGCCATCGCTCTTGGTGGATTGAGCCATCAATTGGTTCAACAATCGCTCGGTCGCACGATCGAGACCGCCATAAGCACCTTCTTGTAACTTCTGCGAGATACTTCGCCGCAGAAGATCCGGACCGAATGCTACAGGTGGTGGCGCGGAAAATAATTGAGACCACTTCTGTCGCATGTCTTCGATCCGGCTTCGCGCAAGCTCATCTAACGTGCGCTCCAGATCGAAATTTCGTTGAAGGATATTTGCGGGCTGCATGGACTCACACCTATCCATCCCAGTGTGGATGGACGATGCATGCTCCACGCGACCTACAAGTCCAGTCTATTGGACCGGCTTAATGCAATGACTTGCAGTAATTGCAGCTTAGGGACCGTCCAACGTTATCGATGCATCTGCCAGTTGCATTGGCGGCTAGGGCTAACGCCCAAGACGTTCCCAGATTTCGAGGCCCGATGTTGAAGACCGCAAATAGTCGAGCGCCTGCGTCGTTGAATCGACCTGATCGTCGTATTTGGCGCCGGGAAAGCTCGTCAGTTCATTGATGTAGTCGGCCAGCCAAGGCGCCGAACGAGGTAGAAAAACAAGTCCATTCTCAAACCCCATCGCTTGAGCATGCAGGCGCATCACTTTGTCAGTGCCGGGTGGGGGCTCATAAAGCTGAATGCCAAATACACCGTCGAATCGAAGATCCTGAATTAGCTGGGTGCCCGACGCTTTATCCTCGATGATGATCGTATTGGCTTTGAAACGCTCGGCTTGTGCGAGCACTGCGCGCTTGAGATCGGGGTAATTAAGCTTTTGACGAAAGACGTCGAGAAGATAGTACTGCTTGTAGTTTACGCCCCATGTTGTGCAAACGCTGTAGTCGTTGAGTTCTCCGGCCTTGTTCGCGGTATCCCAGCTCTGGACGATCCGCGAGAAGCGCGCCGGCTGTTCACCCGGCTCATAGAATTTGAGCCATTCGGTCTTGATCATCATGCCGCCGGGCGGCGACGGATCCTGCTGGTACTGGCTGAGAAAATTGTATTCGCCGACGGTGTGGCGAAGAACAGCAAGGGTCTTGAGCGATTCTCGCTCCGGATGAAGGGCCTCACCCGCTTTACGCCGGAAGACGCGCCGACCAAATGAGCTGTCGATTACAAAAGTCTCATCGGCTTCAGCGATCGCCGGAAACGACACAACCTCCCAGTCTCCCTGCTCAAGCACGTGGCCGATAAGGTCGTCTTGGTGCAGGCGCTGCATGGTGATAATGATGCAGCCTTCGGACTTACTGTTAAGACGGCTCACCAGGGTGTTGTCATACCATTCGTTGACCGCCGTCCGCCGGGTTTCCGACAAAGCCTCATCCGGCTTGAGCGGGTCATCGATGATGATCAGATCGGCGCCCCGGCCGGTGAGCACGCCGCCAACGGAGGTGGCCATCCGCGTCCCGTGCTCTGTCGTGGTGAAATCATCGACCGCTTGACGGTTGGCGACCCGCGTCCGGAAAAGTCTTCGACACCAACTGGACGTTAAGACCGTTCGGCAGTCACGGGCAAATTTGTCAGCAAGATCCTTGCCGTAGCTTGCGCAGATAATGTGTTGCGCCGGATTGTGACCCAGGCACCACGCCGGTAAGGCGACAGAGGCGCAAAGTGATTTGAGGCTGCGGGGCGGAAGGTTGATGATCAGCCGCTTGATTTTGCCGCGCCGGCAGGCATCAAGCGTCGTGGCCATTAGCTCGATGTAAGGGCTCGGTAGAAATGCAGTCTGAGGATTGAGCTCATAAAACGAGCGCTCGATGAAGCTCATAAAATCGTTGCGAAGGAGAAGCTCGTATTCCGTAGTCGTTAGGTTTGTCATGATAATTCTTCCTCTGAGTTATGGTTCTCTTCGGGTGAGGCGAGGACAGCTTCAGTGGGAGCTTGTTCTGCGCGCGGTTCCGATTGCCGAATGCGCTCAAGCAGGCTCCGCATAACGCGTTGATCTTCTTCGGGTAGCGTTAGCGGCGTGCCGAGACTTGCAGCGGTTGCGCTTTCTCGCTGACGCTCGTTATTCAAGAGTATCGGGATCGCCTTGGGATCGCCGCCAGCCGCTTTGTTGACGACTTGCTTAGCGACCGCTTGTTTCTTCAGAATTCGTCTGCGACCGCCGTTTTCGTTAATGGTGACCTTTTCGTTCAGCTCCATTTCGATGTAGGTCGAAAGGTTCAGCGACCCCTTCGGGCGGCCTTTGCGATTGCCGGATTGCCCCTTCTTGAACTGCGTGTGTTTTGGCGGTTTGCCATAGCCCACTGTTGAGTCGTCGGGGGCAGTGTCATCTTTGGGTTTGTCGTCGTCAGCTGCCACGGGTGACCTCCATGGCAAGTTCATCAAATGATCGATTGTCACCAGAACGCAGGGCGACTTCGCCGGTATAGGCCTGCCATCGGCGAATAATGGTATCGACGTAGAGCGGGTCGATCTCGATCCCGTAACAGCGCCTGCCGGTACGCTCCGCCGCAATCAGCGTGCTGCCGCTGCCGAGAAAGGGATCAAGGACGATGTCGCCGCGCGCTGAACAGTCGAGGATCGCGTCTGCAACAAGCCTTACCGGCTTGACGGTTGGGTGTAGGGCAAGGAGGTGGCCTTCATCGGTGGCGCGCCCGAATGAGTTGGCGCCAGGATAATTCCAGACATTGCTGCGATGGCGGCCATGCCGACCCAGTTCGACGTTGTTACGATGGGATCCGCGACCGGACTTAAAGACGAAAACAAACTCATGCTGGCTGCGATAAAACGAGCCCATGCCCGCATTGGGCTTTGCCCAGACACAGATGTTCTTGAGCTCAGTAAAACTTGCTTCGCCGGCCGCCAGCATTTCACGGGCGTGGCGCCAGTCCATGCAGATATAATGGATTGCGCCGTTCACGCTGTACTGCACCATGTGTGCAGTCGAGGTCATCAGAAAGCCGATGAATTCAGTCTCGCTCATCTCGCCTGCCGCCATCGCGAATTCGCGATGTTGAATCCGGCCGAGCCCAGATGCGTGTCCAGAAATTCTCACATTGTAAGGCGGGTCGGTGAATCCCATCGCGGCGCGCTCACCCTGAAATAGCCGGGAGTAGGAGCGTGCCTCAAGCGCGTCAGCGCAAATCACGCGATGTCGATCCAGCAGCCAAAGACCCCCCAATTTGCTGATTGGCACTTGGGTGTCGGGATCCGGCATAGCGTCGGCCGGATCGACGTCGTCATTTGCGCTGTCTGACAGTCCTTCGATCCGCAGATCAATCTCGCCGGTCGAAAATCCGGTGGCCTCGATATCAAAGGTCAAGTCAGCTCCCGAAAGTTCAATGAGCGTTTCGGCCAGCAACCGGTCGTCCCAGTCGGATGTTTCGGTGAGCCGGTTGTCGGCGATCATGAAGGCGCGGGACTGCGTCTCGCTTAGGTGCTCAAGGCACACGGTCGGCAGTTCGCGCCATCCAAGGCGGCGCGCCGCCAGCACACGGCCGTGGCCGGCTAATACCTTGTTATGGCCGTCGACCACGACCGGAACAATGAAACCAAAACTTTCGATACTGTGGGCGATTTGCTTGACTTGGCGCCGACTGTGACGCCGCGGGTTGCGCGGATCGAGAACGAGCGCGTCGATGGGTCGATCTTGAATGATGAGCGGCGGATGATGCTTCATGGGCCCTCTCTTTGCCGGCCCAACAGAGGGCCACGAGAGGTTCTCAACCCGCTTCGTCGTGCAAACCGGTTGGCGCGACTAGAGTTTTTTCAACTTTCCCTTTGCGCGGGACAGTCGATGTTTAAGGCCCGAGAGCGGCACTTTCTTTGTCGCGTCATTGGGCTTGGTGACGAAAATGCTTTCGCGCGTGACCTCTTGGATTGGCTCGATGCCGGCGTGATTTTCCAAGTGCTGGCGCAGTTCCATTTCGGTGAGTTTTGGCTTGCGGCGCACAGCGGCTTCAATAAGCACTTGCAGTGGATCGGCTTTTCGTGTCCTTCCGGCGTCGCGGCCACGCTGGCTTGAGAAGCGTCGCTTGGTCGCCTCGGCATCCGCCAATGCCGTCTCAAATAGCTTTTGCGCGAGGATGTGAACGCCACGGGCGAGTTCAGAGCTTATGTCGGCAATCGCTGTCGCCAAAATAGCGGGGTCGGCCATACGGCGGTCGCGCAAGTCGCGTTGCCCTTCCCAAAAGGTGGCGTTGCGCCGATTGATCTCAACAAGGGCGGGATTTGGCGGTCGCAAATCTGTCGACATCGGGCTCTGCCATGCGGTTGACGATGACGCCTGAGATCATAGCTGGATTCGGTCGCTGCTTGGCTGGATCCCGGTCATTTAACTTTGATTTGACAACAACAAGATTCAAACCGGCAACGCCTTGCGGCTCCAGGACATTCAGATTCGCACAATGGCAGATTACGGAATATTAACCGGGGTTCACGCGTGCAACGGCCGCCACGCACGACTTGATTGCAACGGAACGAGGCTTACTGCGGTGATGGCAGCCCGATCTTGACCATCGTAAAAGCTGTCAAGCGTCCGATTCTTAGCGCTGCTCACTGGCTTTTACGGTCGCGAACCTGGACTCCGGCAATCTCTTCCATTGGCTTAATGACCGAGGTGACGTCCTCGCGGCCATGGCCGCGCGCGGCCGTTTCGATGAAGAGCTGCTGGGCTACCGGCGCTAGCATGAAACGCACGCCAGCAGATTTCGCCGTGCGTATCGCGCATTCGAGATCCTTTATAATGCCCTCAACCGTAAAAGCAGGATCGAATTTGCCGGGCAAGATGAAATTTGGCACTGCACGTTCGAGCGAATTTGATGCCCCGGAGCTCACCCGCAAGACTTCGAATAGCGCGCGCGGATCAAGGCCGGCCTTCGTGCCCAACACCATCGTCTCACAGACCAGCGCATGCG